AGCGCGTGGTCGCCGGATACTGCAACCGCCTCATCATCAACATCCCACCGCGATCAGGCAAAACGGAAATCGCCGTAAAGAACTTCATGGCGTGGTGCATGGGCAATTTCCCAGACAGCGAGTTTATCCATGCCAGCTATAGCAAGCGGCTTGCCACGACAAACACATGGGAAACCCGCGCGATAATGCAGCACGAGGCTTTCGCAGATGTATTCGGGGCAACGCAATTCCGCGACGATAGCAACGCCAAAGATGAATTCCGCACCAGCGCCGGGGGCATTGTCTACGCAACAGGCGCAGAAGGAACGATCACCGGATACGGCGCTGGCAAAATGCGCGACGACTTCGGGGGCGCAATCATAATTGACGATCCGCATAAGGCAGGCGAGGGCAATAGCGACACAATGCGCCAAAACGTGCTGGATTGGTTTTCCACCACAATGGAAAGCCGCGCCAATAACAAGCCAAACACGCCGATCATTATCATCATGCAGCGCCTGCACGAAATGGACCTGAGCGGATGGCTCCTGAGTGGCGGCAACGGTGAAAAATGGGATCACCTAAACATCCCGGCAATAACATCCGACGACGAAAGCTTCTGGCCGGATCAATTCCCGCTATCCGAATTGCGCAGAATGGAAGCCGCAAACTCCTATGTTTTCGCGGGCCAATACATGCAGCGACCAGCCCCGCTAGGCGGCGGCGTATTCAAAGATCACTGGTGGCAGTATTACGACATATCCCCGCGCATTGAATGGCGGGCGATCTATGCTGACACCGCCCTAAAAACCAAAGAGCAAAACGATTACAGCGTTTTTCAATGCTGGGGAAAATCCACCAGCGGGCAAGCCGTGCTACTCGATCAGATCAGAGGCAAATGGGAAGCGCCGGAACTGCTAACCCATGCCCGCGCGTTCTGGGCAAAGCATCGGGCAGTCCAAGCGAAAGGCGCATTGCGCAAGATCGACGTAGAGGACAAGGCAAGCGGAACGGGCCTAATCCAAACACTCAAGCGCGAAGGCATCCCGATCATCGCTAGACAGCGGAACATAGACAAACTGACCCGCGCCTATGACGCCGCGCCATTTGTTGAAAGCGGCAATGTCCTATTGCCACGCAACGCGCCGTTCCTGTCTGACATCCTGGCCGAGGCGTCAGCCTTTCCAAACGCCGCGCATGACGACACGCTAGACCCGCTATTTGACGCCGTGTCCGATATGCTCCAAGCCAGAACCGCCCCCACGATCCGCGCATTGTGAGGCCCTAGCGCTTTTGCGCTTTTAATGTTACAACATAACAAACCGCAGCAAGGGCGCGATATGAAATTTCCCAAGTTCTTCGGATCGGCCCCGATTGAGGCCAAAGAAAGCCGCGCAGGAGCGGCCATCGTCCTGACACCCGGTCAACCCGCATGGTCAAACCGCGACTACCGGGCTTTTGCCGATGAGGCTTACACCAAGAACGTGGTGGCTTATCAGGCAATCAATCGCATCGCAGACGCCGTTGCATCTATTCGCTGGACCGCATGGCGTGGCGAAACGGAACTGATTGAGCATCCAATCCTAAATCTGCTAGACAAGCCAAACCCGCGCCAATCCGGCGCGCAATACATGCGCGAGAAAATCGGCTATCTAATGATTGCCGGGAATAGCTATGAAGAGCGCGTTAAGGTCGGGCGCGAGGTCAGGGAGATGTACCAGCTACGCCCCGACCGCATGGCCGTCATTCAAGGCCCGGACGGCTTCCCCAAGGGCTATGAATACACGGGCGCGAATGGCCGCAAAATCCGTTGGGATATGGATGCAAAACAGAACTGCGATGTTCGGCATTTGCGCACGTTCCACCCGCTAGATGACTGGTACGGGCTTTCGCCTATCGAGCCTTCATCCTATGCGATTGACCAGCATAACGAGGGCATGGCTTGGCTTATGGCCTTGCTGCAAAACAGCGCCAGACCGTCCGGGGCAATGGTCACGAAAGACGGCGAGGAACTAAGCGCCGAGGCATTCAACCGCCTAAAGGCCCAAATCTCTGAGCAGTACAGCGGATCGCGCAACGCTGGCAGGCCGATGCTGCTAGAGGGCGGACTTGATTGGCGCGCCATGGGCCTAAGCCCAACAGATATGGGCATTGTCGAGGCCAAGTATTCCGCCGCGCGGGATATTGCGCTGGGCTTTGGGGTTCCGCCTCAGTTGCTTGGCATCCCCGGCGATAACACATACTCCAACTACGCCGAGGCGCGGCTTGCTTTCTGGGAAGATACGGTCATTCCGCTGATTGACCTGATCGCGCAGGACTGGACCGCATGGCTAGGCGATGGCGTTGAATTGCGCGCTGATACAGACCAAATCCCGGCGATTGTTGAAAAGCGGTCTCAGCTTTGGGACATGGCCGACCGGGCAACCGACCTGACAATCAACGAGCGCCGCGAATTGAAGGGGTATCAGCCGATTGATGGCGGCGATGTGTTGCTGGTTAATTCTTCACAGATCAGCCTGGGCATGGCAACCGAGCCTTTGCCCCCGACCGTCATGCCTGAGCCGCCTACGCCTGTTGAGCCGCCTGCCGATCCTGCTGAAGGGCTTACGGTGGAGGATATGAAGGCGATGATTTACGGAATTGAGGCGAAGAAGTGAGGCGGCTTCTAGACCAAGATCCCCGACGCGAGGTTCGGCGGCAGGGTCTTATTCTGGACCGCCTAGAAATCGGCTTTCGCAATTCCATAGCTAAAGAAATCCGCCGGGCATCTTTGGAAATGGCGGAATTCTTTGAGGCGACAGGCGAGGTCGGCATTCCGAGCGATCACGTCCGCAATCTGGAGAAAGCTTATCTCTCCATGGCGATTGTCGCGGTGAATACATTCGGCGCGCGGGTGTTTAACCATAGCAAAAACGCTGGCATTGATCTGGAGCGGAAAGACTTTGCCGAGATCATGACGCGATTGGCCTTTGGCTACATCGGCAGCGAGGCAATTCGCAAGCGCATCACGGCGGTGGCAGACACAACGCGCAATCAGATCATCCGCGCCGTTGCCGCAGGCTTTGCAGATGGGCTGGGGCAGCGCGGCGTTGCGGGGTATATCCGAGATCTTGTACCCAGCTTTACGCAGGCGCGGGCTGGATTGATTGCCAGGACGGAAACGCACGGGGCAGCGCAATTCGGGGCCAATGAGGCGGCGAAAGAAACCGGGCTAAAGCTTCGGCGCGAATGGATCAGCGCAGAGGATCACCGAACGCGGGATACCCACGCGGCGGCAAATGGGCAGATCGTCGGGCAAGAGGAGACATTCGACATTGGCAATAGTCGGTTGATGTTTCCCGGCGATCCCAATGGAGAGGCGGCGGAAACAATAAATTGCCGATGTGTAATTGGGTTCGTTGTAATTGACAGTTGATTGAATTAAGTGTAGTGTTGCGGCATCAATAAAATAGGATGCTGTCTATGATTTGTTCCGTTGAGGCTTGTGAGAGGCCGTCAAAAGGTAAGGGTTGTGCAAGAGGATTTTGCTCAATGCACTATCAGAGGTGGGCGAGATACGGAGACCCGCTTGTATCAAAAATTGATCGCGAAACAAAGAGGGACGTTTGTTCTGTAGACGGGTGCGACAACAAGCATGTCGGAAAGGGTTTTTGTGCCAAGCACAGAACGCGTGTTATTAAGACTGGAAGCGTTTACGGGCTTAGTGAAAAGTACAAATGTGGCGTGAAATGGATTGAGCGTAACGCAAATTATTCTGGAGACGATTGCTTGCCTTGGCCTTTTTCTGTTTCAAAACATGGGCGCGGAAAGGTTTGCGTTGAAAAGCGTAACATCTCAGCGCCGCGATATATGTGTATGCTGGTGCATGGTCTACCGCCAACTCCACGACATCAAGCGGCCCACTCTTGCGGAAATGGTCATATTGGGTGTATGAATCCGCGCCACTTGTCATGGAAAACATCTAAGGAAAATGAAGCTGACAAAATAGAGCATGGAACCATTAGGCGCGGCACAAGCATAAACACAAGCAAACTGACAGAAGCCGATGTAAGGGAGATACGATCCATTATTGGGGTTGTGAAGGGCGTTGATATTGCAAAAAAATGGGGGATAACGCCGTCAATGGTTTCAAGCATAAAGAACAGAATATCTTGGTCGTGGCTTGACGACTAACCCCAAGCGCCGCCTTAACGGGCGGCGTTTTGCGTTGCATCTAACCCCCTTTGCCAACTGCCAACTGTTATGTTATAACATAACGCGAAACCATGCGGGGCAGCTAATGGCGCAGGCAATGCAGCGAAAGGCCGTGGCCTTTGATCTAAAGAAAGAGCCTGACGCTGACGGCGTGTTTGAAGGCTATCTGTCAACCTTTGGCAATGTTGACCAAGGCATGGACATTATCGAGCGCGGGGCCTTCACCAAGTCGCTAGGCTCAGGGCGCAAGGTCAAGTTGCTATGGCAGCACGACCCGGAACAGCCCATCGGCGTTTGGGATGAGTTGCGCGAGGATGAACGCGGGCTATTCGGCAAGGGCCGCATTGCAAAAGACGTAAAGCGCGGGGCCGAGGCGATGGCCCTTTTGCGCATGGGGGCAATGGACGGGATCAGCATCGGCTATCGCACCATTCAAGCCGAACGCGAGGGCAATGGGGCGGTACGCAAGCTGATCGAGGTTGACCTGTTCGAGGCGTCCCTTGTGACTTTCCCGATGAATGAACTGGCGACAGTGACTGACATCAAGTCCATCGCCACGGAACGAGACTTTGAGGCTTTCTTGCGGGATGCAGGATTTAGCCGAAAGGAAGCCACGGCAATTGCATTGCATGGCTTCAAAGCAGGAACAGGGCAGCGGGATGCTGGGCTTGATGATGCTGTGAACGAGGGCGCGAAAGCCCTTTTTGAACAACTCAGACAGTTACAGGAGAAAACCAATGTCTGAAGACCTTGATATGAAGGCGGTCGCAAAGGCCGTTGAAGGCATCAACAAAACGTGGGAAGCCGAAAAAGCCGCCCGCGCCGAGGTTGAGGCCGAAGTCAAAAAGCACGGCGCAGCCCGCGCAGAGACCGAGGCAAAGCTGGCCAAGATCGAAGGCGATATGGAAAAGCTGCAAGCCGTTGCCGATGATGCGGTATTGACCATGAAGCGGTCGCAGCGCGTTGTCACCGATGAAAACGGCAAGCCCGTTGACATGGAAGCCAAGGCCGCAGCGTTTAGCCGCGCCGTAACGGCTGGCATCGGGCGCAACGCATCCATCGACGTTGACGGCTTCAAAGCCTACAGCGCCGTACTGGATGGCTACATGCGCAAAGGCCTTGACGGTCTGGACCATGACGAGCGCAAGGCTTTGTCGGTTGGCGGTGACGCCACGGGCGGCTATGTCGTCAACCCGGATATGTCGGGCCGGATTGTTGGCAAGGTCTTTGAGACTTCGCCCATGCGCGCCTATGCCTCTGTGCAGGTTATCAGCACGGACGCATTGGAAGGCCTGTTCGACCTGGACGAGGCCGCTTGCGGCTGGGTTGAAGAAACCGCTTCCCGCGCGGAAACTGATACCCCTGATCTGGGCAAGTGGCGCATTCCGGTGCATGAACTCTATGCAAACCCGCGCGCCACGCAGAAGATCCTTGATGATGCAGAAATCAACATCGAGGCTTGGCTTGCGGCAAAGGTTGCGGATAAGTTCGCCCGCACAGAAGCCGCCGCATTCGTTTCCGGCGATGGCGTTGGCAAGCCGCGCGGCTTTCTGACCTATGCAGACGGCACCACTTTGCCGGGTACGATTGAGCAGGTTGACACCGGGGTGAACGGGGCATTTGCCGCTGCACCTTCGGGCGGTGATGTTCTGATCGACGCTCTGTACAGCCTCAAGGCCCAGTATCGTGCAAACGCCACTTGGTTTATGAACCGGGCCACCACTAAGCTGGTGCGCAAGCTGAAAGACAGCGATGGTTCCTACCTGTGGTCACCGGGCATTGCAGCGGGCCAGCCTGCTTCGATCCTTGGCTACCCTGTGGCGGCTTTCGAGGACATGCCAAATCCGGCAACGGGTAGCCTGTCCATTGCGGTTGGCGACATGCGCGCGGCTTATCAGATCGTTGATCGGATCGGCATTCGCACCCTTCGCGACCCCTACTCGGCCAAGCCGTTCATCCAGTTCTACACCACCAAGCGCACCGGGGGCGATGTGGTGAACTTTGAAGCTTTGAAGCTGGTGGCCTTCCAGGCATAAGCATCTACGCCGGGGGGTGAACCTG